TTACTAAAGTTTCTATAGATTGATAAAACTTTACCTGAACCCTCATCAATAGTGACAATATAAGGTACTTTAATTCCTGACTCTTCTTCAAAACCTTTTAAGTCTAACAGGACATGCATTTCTAACAAAGTGTAATCTTGATAAGTATCTTCTTTCTTTGTACCCTCTAATTGATCATATTTTTCTTGAATGTCATCATCGACATCATAAGGACTAATCTTTACGTCACGGTAGAAACCAGACACCTGTTGTTTTTTAATTTCATTTTCTGTCATCTTCACAAGGTGAGTCACACGTTCTGCAGACTCTAGGTCTGATGTCATGTAAGGAACGACAAGATCTTCTGCTGCAATAAATTTAGACACAGCTCTACCCATTCCACCATCATAATAAATTTTCTTAAACGCACTTCCTGCTAAGGGTAAGTGAAATAATAATTGGTCCATCTCAGGATCATATTCTTCCATTACATCCGTGATGTAATAGTTCATAAATTCTTTTACACGTTCTGATTGTGCTTCAACTTCTGGAGTAGCTGAACCTATTATCTGAGTTCTAACCGGGCCACCTGCAGGCAACAATTCTTTGTAAGACTGTGCTTGAAATTGAACAACGGACTCTGAGAGCAGCGGGTGATAAACACCACTCGCACCATCAAAAGGTCTTGTTCTTTCTTCGTATTTAAATCCGAGTAAATCTAAACCTTTAGTGTATCCTTGTTCCCACTCTTCTCTAGAACTTTTATCACTACTATATCCACTCTGTAATTCGTTTGACAATTCATCTAAATCATCATCTTCTAAAAATTCTGCTAAGTTTGCTCCGAAAGGAACTCCTTCTTGTTGTTCCTCTTCAGGATTAACAACAACAGAACCATCTTCTTCTTCTAAAAATTTTCCTTCTGGCTGTTCACCGTCTAATGTAATTTCCTGTCCAACTTTTTCTATTTGAATAATCTCGGCAGGGTTAATTGATTTGTCTACGTTATTATCTACCATTTATGACCTCATTTAACGAAAGTAAACTAGGACTTTCTATTTGTCCACCTCTTTTACGTTCTACATAACTCCCTAATATTTCATTAACAACTTCTTGTTTGTTCTCCTCTTTAATAGAATCAAGCATTGGTTTCAAGTCAATGAAACCCCAACCTTCCTTAATACCTGGATTTGCTTTTCCATCAATATCACTAACACCAGCAAAATAACTATTATCAATAGGTGAATAATATCTACCGTTTTCGTCCTGAGCTCCTTGTTCATAAAGTTTTGGAGCAACAAAACTTTCTCCATAAAGTCTAGTTCCAATCTTATCTATTTTATCAACCACTTTTTCTGCAGCCCTGTACATGTGATTGTCTGTCGGCTGTTTCGAGCTACCATAAAAATCAAACATACCTTGTGATTGTTTTTGATTGTGATGACTTTGTAAAGCAGCGTCATGATCCGAAAAGCCACTAGAGGGTGAGGTACGATCAAATTGAATTTGAATACTTACCTCTCCTGGAACCCAGGATACTTTGTCAACACCTTGTGCTATAGAATCTTGAATAAACTCATAGATAGCTTTCTCAGCATATTGAATAGGAGTAGCTGCGTAAGGAACAGTTTTACTAAGACTATCTTCTTTGTTTTCTAAATTCATTTTATCTTGTTTAAATAAGTCTTGTCTAAACTCATTATTTTTTTTCATAAACTTTAATATTTCATCTGCTCTCGTATTATTTTCTAAATACTTTTCAAGGTTAGCTGCTGGAATATTATCAGTCATCACCGCAGGTCCATCAAAATACAAACCAATAAGGGTTTTCATCACAGGACTACCTGCTGGAATAAATTCTAAATCTTTGGAATTTTTAAATTGTTTGTAGTTTGAAATATCTATTTCCTCTGAATCAAATTGTCTTCCATCTTTATTTTTCATAACTCCGTCTGGGCCTAAAACAAAAACATCCTCAGGGTTTTCTTTATTTTGAAGAGCAAAAGCTTGTCCTCTATTTAGTCCTCCTTCTGGATTATAACGCAGTGTATTTCTTATTGCGTCTAATTTTTCTTTTTCAGATTCATCAATCTTATAAAAATTTTCTAGGGCAGGTAATTTCTCATTAGCATATGCAATGTTTTTATCTACTAGCTCATACAACTTTATTCCTACACTAGGGTCGTAAGAGGTGTTTGATTTTCTCATTCTCTCTTCATGATCAGATTGAACTTCAATTAAATAGTTGACTGGACCATTAGAACCTTCAAGCATTCCTGTGCGGTAGTGAAAAGCGTCTGTTCTATTTTCACCTCTCAAGTCTCCTGAATAGTGAGTCCCTTGAACCAAGTTCTCTCCAAGAGATTCTCTAGGTGCAACAGTAACAGCTTGAACGTCATAGTTTTTTGTTCCCATCACCGACATAGCTTCATAACTAGGTTTTCGTTCTCCTGTAGGAAAAACGTCACCTGTCCCTTGAGGAGACAATGCTGTTAGGACGTTGTTTTGTAATTGACTTAATAATTCTGTTATGACGTTTTCATAGTTTTCATAAGCTCCAACCATACCTCTTCTTTGAAATGATTCAGGAGCATTTCTAAGTTGTTCGAAAACACCACTTACTCTATTTGTAAACTCATTGTATAAAGCGTTATCGTAGCTCGCCATTTCATCAGCGGTAAAGTCACCACGGTCCCCGGCACGAAGTCTGTCGTTTTCCGTGACTAACGCACCACGGACATCTAAAAGATATTTTTGTAGCTCAGGAAAATATTGACCGACATAACGGTTGGTTGAAAAACCAGCCAACTGTTCTAATGCCTCATCCACTTTTTTGATAGTTGATGCAATGTTAGTCACCCTAGTGTCACCACGATTGTATCTTGTTTTCACAACATTGGGGTCGAGATCTCCTCCTGTTTCTGTCAGTGCTAAAAGATCAGCTTTGGTAACGAGAGTGTCTGGTCTTTCTCTATTCGCTACTAATAGTTGATATTCTAGTCCAGAAGTTTTCAAGGCAGACGGATCATAGAAATCAGCGAAAGGTGTGTTTGGATAATTTTTCTTAATCTGACGAAAGTCATTGTAGACTTGTGAAGGGCTCTTGGCATAGTCATCAGGTAAGAGATTAATGAAAGCTTTGATGTTGCTGACACTGGTTCTTCCTTGGTCAATGCCATACAAACCTTCGTCTTTTTGTCCCGTTCTTCCAGCATCAAAATAATCTTTGTCTGTGTAAACAGTTCCCATAAACTCAAATTGACCACCGCCTTTAGGAGCCTCTTCTTGCGTTAGTCCCGATATAAATTTAGTTGCTACTTCTTCAACAGCAGGACCATATGTTCTGATAGCTTTGTTTAATAAAAAATCTCCAACTATTTTTACAGGGTGTAGTTTTGTAAATTTTTTAAAAAGAGCTTTATCTCTGTCAATCTGCTCTTTATTCTTTTTTCGAAACTCATCTAAATTTTTTTGATCAGAGTTTAGAAAGTCACGGATTGTATCAATGAAACTATTTGCTTCGGATTCACTAACTCCTTCTAAACGAGAAGCTGCTACATCTTCTGCTGTCTTGGCTGCTTCTTCTAGCTCCGTGCCAACCTGCTCTTGTTCCTTGGTCCGTGCTTCAGGCCTCGTGCTTAAAAAGCTGGCTATGTCTCTAAACCTGTCAAAAATCGACATTAATAATATTCCCTTTTATGTCTGTCTACTGGCTCGTCCTCAAAATCATCTTGAAGCTCGATCCAGTGACCTTGTCTAAATCTCATCAACGCCTGTGTCGTGGAATCCACCAAGTCATCATACTCTCCATAAGGAAAAGCAGCACACTCTTCAATAAGTTCCTCGGCCCAAGATTCACCTTCCGGGTACCAAACAACACCTGATTGAAAGAGAGGTGCAACGGCGTTAACTCTACTCAACTTATCATTGCCTTTAGAAGGAGTAAAGTTGATAACAGGTATACCACGCATTCGCAGTTCTTGTGTTAACGGCATACCACTGGCTTTTGCTTCGATGACCACGGACTCCGGTTCCCAATACTTATAACTCTCATAAGCAATCTCTTTCATCTCAGGAAAGTCCCAACGACCTTTCTTAACGTCTAACAAAATTATATTAGGTGTTTTCTCGTCCGGCATAAAGATACCCCACGTAGTGATAGCGGAGTAATCGGCAGTTTCTTTTTTACTAAATGCTGTATCGTACGATTGTATCACATGTGTAAGACCAGGCATCTTGGAACTCTCCCACGGCTGCCACCATTCACGTTTGATAATTGCACCTTCTTCGGCTGTTGGATTCTGTTGCCACTGTGCATTCCATTTGGCAATAGAGATCGAGGCCTTAACCGACTCTAATTCATCTAGCTTCCAATATTCAGGCCAGACAGGTTTGTCTGAAGGTAAGATCGCCGGAAACTCAACCACCTCCCATTGATCAGCTTTTGGTTGTCCTTGAGACTTGATCAATTCTCCTGTGATATCTTTTGTATTCCAACGAGTCATCACGATGACAATCGAACCACCTGGTTGTAAACGCTGACGAGGACCTGATGAATACCACTCCCACGCATTCTCTAAGGCTGTCGCACTGAGGGCATCTTGTTCGGAGTGTGGGTCGTCAATAATTAACAAGTCCGCACCTCGTCCAGTAATTGCACCTCCAACACCAGCAGAAAAATATTCTCCTCCTTGATTGGTTTCCCAACGACCCGCAGCTTTGGAGTCCGCCGATAATTCCATGCCTGGAAAAATATTTTGATAATCTTGTGT